CGGCTGGTGGCAATGTTGATGGTGTTCTTAGATTTTCTATCATGTGGAACGAAGATGGTCATGATAATTACGATCTTGATGCACATTGTATTGAGCCAGATAAGAATGAAATTTTCTTTAGAAATTGTAGAAAGCCAAGTGTTTCAAGAATGGGTGGTCAGTTAGATGTTGATATTGTTCATCCAGATGGAAAGGTTGCAGTAGAGAATATTACTTGGGAAGACCTGTCAAGAATGAAACCAGGTGTTTATAAGTTCTTTGTACACCAGTATTCAGGAAGCGTAAGGCATGGATTTAGAGCTGAGATTGAATTTAATGGAGAAATTTACAAGTTTGATTACGATAAGTCAATGAGAACTGATGAAAAGGTTCAGGTTGCAGAAGTAACACTCGATGAGAATGGAAACTTCTCAATTAAGGAAAAATTAGCAGGAAATTCATCTATTTCAAGCCGTGAGATTTGGGGTGTAAATACAAATCAGTTCGTTCCTGTATCAGTAATCAGTTATAGTCCAAACTATTTTGACGAGCAGGACGGAATTGGTCACAGACATTTATTCTTCTTCCTGAAGGATTGTGTAAACAACGAAAGTCCTAATGGCTATTACAATGAGTTCTTAAAGAGTGACCTTGAAAAGCACAAGAGAGTATTTGAGGCTTTAGGTGCTAAGTGTCATGTAGAAGATACTGATGATCAGCTTTCAGGAATTGGATTCTCTATGACAAAGAGAGCAGATTTAGTTGTTAAGGTTAAGGGTGCAACAGAGCGTGTAATGAAGATTAAGTTTTAATTAGAAAAGGAGATTATTATTATGACAAACAACGAATTATTTATCAATGCAACAAGAGCAAACTATCAGTTCCCATTCAGAGGAATGATTAACGTAATTGATTTGTGGGCGTTATCTCTCACAAATTTGGACTCAGTATTTAAGACACTCAATGCGGAAGCAAAGAAGTCAGAGGAAGAAAGTCTTCTGAATACCAAATCAAAGGAAGATGAGGAGATTTCTAACAAGATTGAAATTGTCAAGTATATTGTTAGTGTGAAGTTGGATGAGAAAAAGAAGAGAGAAGACGCTAAGAAAAATGCTGAGATGAGACAGAGATTGCTTGAAATCAAGGCTAAGAGACAGGATGCGGCACTTGAAAATATGTCTGATGAGGAGCTGGATAAGGCACTTGCAGAATTAAGTGAGTAATTGTTATGGATATACCATATATAGTATTAGAAACGAGTAATATATACTATATATGGTATATATTTTACATTAGAATGAATCGCACATTTCTTGCGGAATTTTTGGAGGTAAAATATGAAATCATATGATAGAATTTGTAGAATTGATATAGATGATATTATAAAAGAATCTCAAGGTGAAGACATTGAATATATTAGAGATGGAGATAGAAGTGCTGATGATCTTGATGTTATATGTGACTTTATGAAAAAAGGATACTTACATGAAATAAGGTGCGAAAAAGGATTTTATCATACAGAAAGAATAGTGATAAAATTTAGTAAAATTAAAAATCAAGAGGAAAGATTATGACATCGCATTGAAGAAAGATGAGCTGTTGTTTTTAGATATGATTACGAATGGAGGATAACTATGAAATCTACAATAAGATTTTTAATATGGCTTATGACATTAAACTTATTAATGAATTTTATTTTTCCCGAACCAGTTGAATTATGGAAATTTTTATTAATAGAGACATGTTTGGGATTTTTATCATTTATTATGGTTGATTGGAAAGAAGACAAGTGAGGTGAGATTATGAAAATTATTGTAGATAAAATGCCAGATGAACCAAAAGAATGCATCTTTTCTGAATGTACAAATCAGTTGCGTGGTAATTATGCATGTAATTTATACCAAGGAAGAGGATGTGAACCTAATAGATGCGATTTTTTAAAGCCAATTACAGATTATCATGCGGTTGAACATATGGGTGATAATATAGCGAGAATGATACCAATAGAATGAGGTGAAATAAATGACGTATAGAGAAGAAAATAAAGACTTATTTACAGTACCAGAAAATTATTATTTAGCACATTGTATTAGTGCAGATTTTGGAATGGGTAAAGGGATTGTAGTTGAATTCAATAAAAGATTTGATATGAAACGAAAATTACAGACAAAATATCCAGATTATCTTAATCAGTATACTCATAAGAGAATTGGTGGTGACTGTCTATTAGAGGGTAGGGTATTAAATCTTATTACAAAAGAGAGATATTTTCACAAACCAACAATTATCACAATGAGACTTGCACTTGAAAAGATGAAACAGATTTGTTTAAAAAATAATATCAAAAAGATTGCAATGCCTGTAATTGGTTGTGGTTTAGATAGGTTGAACTGGAATGATGTCTCAGAACAAATTAAAAATGTTTTTGCAGATACGAATGTTGAGATTTTAGTATGTAAGAGGTGAAAAAGTGAAATTAAAGGATAAAATACGAGATAAATTACGTCTTTGGCTGTTAGAAGATGATTTATTTCAGGTAGAAGCAGCTAAAAAATCATATAAGGATGCAATAGAAAAATGCAAAGAAGCAGAGGAAAGATGTAGATATGCAAATATTCAATTATCTGACGCAACCGTTACATATAAAAATTCTCATAAATTAGTTGATGATTGTCACAAAATGGTGAACTCGATGGTAGACATTGGAACTGATGTTGGTTTTTATTCTGATGATCATTCTTGGGCAGTTGTGTGTATCAAAGGACATCCTGAATATGTGAAGTTTATCCCATTATCACATAGAGATGCACATGAGGTACTTGAGTTTCTAAAACATTTCAAATATTCAGATAGAGTAATTGATTCCCCTTTTGCATTTAAAAATATGATTAATGACCATATTATGGATAATCCATTTGTGAAGTAGAGAATAATCTAATATAGAAGCAATTCTATTCACGGCTGATCAGCCAAATTTTTTATTAATAAATAAGAGAGGCGAAATGAATGAATGTTATAGAAGAAATTTTGGACAAGTATTTTGATGAAGAACACGAATATTATCATCGTTACAGAGAAGATGAAGAAAATTATTATGATGTCGTTGACGAGTTGAAGCAGGAATTAACTAAGAAGAACATTTCTTTTAAGTTGGATGTTACGGACGCATTTGATTCTCCTGGTTATGAGTGTTCTGTTTTATCAATCGCTTATATTAAACCAAATAATAATTGGGGTTCTATCGAACTGGAAACAGTTTTATTAGAAAGTATGTAAAGAATAATCATATATAGAAATTTCTATCTTGGCGATTCAGCCAAATTTTCCAAAAAAAGTAACAAGAAATATTTTTTTCTTTCATTCGATTAGGCAGACGTGTCTATTTTCGAGTGATTTTACAACAAAATAATATTAAAACGAAAGGATTTAACAGTAAATTCTAGGATAAATGATTGCGCAATCTCTGTAGATTAAAGGATTTTGACAGAGAATAAAAATAATTATTGTGAGTTAAGTGTAATTGAGCTTTGCAGTGGTATTGGTGCGCAGATGAAGGGAATTGATAATACTCACCTTTTTAATGCAAATATGATTGCAACAGCAGATTTAGACAAAGAAGTAGTAGTTAGTTATGCTGCAATTCATTGTGGTTTGACTAATGAAATGATTGAAAACTATGAAGATTATCCAAGCAAAGAAGAAATGGTAAGACAGCTTACAGATAAGAGACTTGGATATGATTTTAAGAAAGATGTTCCGTATGATTGGGAGAAGCTTTCACGAAAGAAGAACAAGACAAAAGGTATTGAGAAATATTGGTTAGCAGACCATATTTCACATAATCTTGGCGACATGATGCAGATTGAGTCACTGCCATATAGTGATTTACTTACATACTCGACTCCATGTACAGATTTGTCAATCGCCGGTAAACAGGAAGGATTAAAGTGGACATGTCATGATTGTGGTTGTGAATATGATCCATCAGAATTAGACGTAGATACTCGTTATACTTGCCCTAATTGTGGCAGTCACAACATTAAATCAACTCGTTCAGGTTTATTGTATGAAGTTGAGAGACTTCTTGTAAAAGCAAAAGAGAATAATACATTACCAAAGTATTTGCTTATGGAGAATGTAGATGCTCTTGTATCGAAGAAGTATATTGACAGTTTTAAGGATTGGTTGGTTCGACTTGATAACTTGGGATATAACTCATATTATCAGACAATCAATGCAAAGAATACAGGTATTCCACAGAATCGTAATAGAATCTTCTGTATCTCTATTCGTAAGGATATTGATACCAAGTCTTTTGAATTTCCACAGCCTTTTGATACAGGAATCAGATTAAAGGATTTATTAGAGACAGACAATACTATTTTGGAAAAATATTTCTTATCTGATGAAGTACAGAAAAGACTTCAGATAACAGATCCAAAATTTGAAAAGAATGTAGTAGGAACAACAATTGGACAAAATTGTACCAGGTTAGGTAATAGAGATTTAGTTTATCAGCAGGATTCAGTAATGGGTACTTTAGTGGCAACCGATTATAAACAGCCAAAACAGATTCTTGCCGACTCAAACGAACCAATACATATTGCTGATTTATGTAGCGAAAAGTTCCAGAGAATGCATGAACAGTCTCGCAGAGTATATAGCGAAGATGGAATTGCACCAGCTATGCATACTTGTGGTGGCGGTAATACAGAACCAAAAGTTGAAAGAGACAATTTAAGAGTTGTGAGAAAGCTCACGCCAAAAGAGTGCCACAGGCTCATGGGATTCGATGATATTGATTATGAGAACTGTAAAGCAGTTGGAATGTCTGATACTCAGGGATATAAACAAAGCGGTAACAGTATAGTGACAACTTGCATCTCTTTGTTGATTGAGCATTTATATAAGGCTCAGTATGACAATACATATATTTGTACAGATGAGAAGATGGTAAATTTTCATCAGCCACAAGTGGATTAAGTTCTGCTTGTGGTGATAAACCACAGTTAGTTGGTGGTGTCGGTGAAATAAATTTTGGAAAGCAATTTCGTCAGGGTAATAGAGTATATGATTCAGATCATGTAGCAATGTGTTTATTGGCACAGCCTGTAGGTAATGCTGGTGGGTTCAGTTACTTGTATACGGTGGCAAAAAATTTTAATTTGCCCTCTATTCAAAATTTAACTTATGAAAACGATGTACAAAGAGTTGGAACTGTAAGTGAGAATAGTCTTATTGGCGGTAGAGTTATAGGAATAGAGGGTATTTGTTTCACATTAATGGCTTGTACTCATGGTTATGGTATGGGAAACATCTATGACAGTAGAAAGTTAAAATAATATATACAATATATAGTATCAAGAAATTATAACAAATACTATATATTGTATAACAATCAAGAGCGAAAGAAAGCGGAATTTCTTCTGAGTTCAGAGAATAAATACATATAAAAACAAAGAAAAGAGGATTAAATGTATGAGTAAAGCTATTTTAGTGTTAGATATGCCTGGAACTTGTTGTGATTGTAATTTTTGTAGAGAAATACAAGAAGGTATTGAAGCATGTTGTGAATTAATGGATGAGCCAAATGATAATACTCTTTGTAGAATAGTTGATAGTGAAAATGGATATTGTCAAGAAAAACCAAATTGGTGTCCATTAAAAGAATTGCCAGATGAGACACACAATGATGTATATATGGATGAATATTGCGATGGTTATGATGATGGTTGGAACTCATTAAGAAAGGAAATTTTAGGCGAAGATGAGGAGAATAAATAGATGACAGTTGGTGTAAAAATATGTGAAGCAAAAGATACAATTAAGAAATACGAAAACCTTGGGTATAGATTTGTTAGTGAAGAAAATGTGGGTGAAGGATATTTAAAACTTAACTTCAGAGATCCAATTGTTCCAGAAGAGAATAATACAACAGATATTCAATTTCATGAAGGTGATTATGTAGAAAATAGTGATGGCAAAGTTGGATATATTTCATCCATTTGTCATTGTGATGAGTGCAAGAGGCGTGGATTCTTTGAACCAACTATTAAATATTCCGATGGAAC